GCCCTACCAGTAAGGTAAGAGTCAACTGCATTTTTAGATAAACCTGCATCTAATAAAGATTGATACATTTCTTCTGGTATTTCACCTTCGTTCTTATGAAACTCTGCACTAATTTTATAAGGATCAATACTGTTCTCTTTAAAGATCTCACCTAAAATTTCTCCGTAGTTTTCATTTACGGAAGCATAGTCTACAGTTCCATCTTCAAGATAGTTGTCTTCATATCCTTCTGGTACTCCTGTAGATTCTTCTGCTTCTTCTGTTGCTGGTGTTTCTTCTGTTACTGTACCAAGCTTACCTTCTAATTCTTTATAGCTATTAGCAAGATCTTCTACAGTTTTAAACTTACCAGCATATAGACCGTTCTCATCTTTTAAACCTTCGAGATCTTGTTGTGAAACTGGTGGGGTTTCAGAGACTTGTACTTGTGATGAAGTCATAGTGGTTTTTTATTTAACTATAGTGAATTGTACTGCCATGTCTAGTAGTAGTGTCACCTGAGTTCTTTGGTACAGGGTTCTCTTCGTTCTTTCCTACTGGACTGACGATTGCTTTTTCAGATTCAGAAATAAACTTTCCGTCTTCATCTCTTTTTCTACTGGGCTTCTTGGTTGGCATCAGGTTGTCCTCCTTGTAATTGTTGTGCCTGTGCATCAGCTAAACCAGCTTCAGCATTTACTTTAGGATCAAGCAAACGTGAACCTAAAGCAGCAGGTCCAAGACTTTGAATAAGTTGCTGTTGTTGTGCAGCTTCTTGTTCTGCTTGGATCTCTTCTTGTGTCTTTACTAGGTTAGCAGTATCTATTCCGATACTGGTAGCAAGACGTTTGACTGCTTCATCCACATTAACGTACTGTCTCATTACATCTGGTCCTAAAGCTTGGGCTACAGTTCCAATAAACTCAATCAGTTTGTTCTTATCATTACCCCTACCAAGACCTTGAAGTCCTGTCACTATCTTAGGTTTGACTAGATCATCAGGTAGTTTAGGAACCTTACCTTGTCTTACTAACAGGTGCATCCTACGTCTGAGATATGGTAATTGAAACTCTTGAGTCAAGATACTATAGATACCACCAAGACTATTCTCTAGTTCTTGTGCCATAAGATTTATCTCGGCTGCTGTTACTCTTTCTGCATCTCGTTGTACTGATCTAGCCATCAAGAAAGCAAACTCAAGTCTTGCTTCTATTCTTTGTATTGCACTAAAAGCAACAGAGAAGTCTGCACTCTTACCTACTTGCATGACAGTAATATCAGAAGCTTGCCCTTCTCGAATGGCTCCATTCGGTGCTTTAGCTATGGTCGCTGCCCTTGTAATTCCATTGGGGTTGACTAGAAATAAAGTTTTCGCACTAGCAGCAGCACCTTCGATTATCGCTTGCATCAAAGACTCAAGACTAATCAAGTCACCACGATACTCTTCAACATATCCTCTTCCGTAATCTTCACCATCCACCCGAATGAACCTGAGAGGAATAAAGGGAGTGACATCTAATTTTGATCTACCATCTGTATTAGGTATCTTTTCTCCTTTACATTCTTGGAACCAGAAGAAGTCATCATTAATTCTTTTGATAGAAGTATATATATCTAAGTCTCCCTTCATCATATCTGAGTCATAGTTCTCTTTCTTTTTAATCTCCTCTAAGAACTCAAGAGGTAAAGCTTGTGGATGTACTGTTTCTTTTATTAGGATCTCTAATACATTACCAACTTCATCACGCTTACAAACAAACTTAGATAGTGGATAGACCTTCAATCCTTTATCAGTTAAGTAGAGAAGAACATTACCTGATACCACTAAATGTTTGAGTGCTTCAAACATAGCAACCCTGTCATTAGATATTTCTATCTGATTCATCAAAGCATTTTCTATTGTGCGTAGTCCTTTATCTAATTCACTTTGTAGTTCTTCTTGTCCTTGTTTTTTTATTTCAAGTGCATCTATTTCTAATTTAAAAAATGCTGTGCTTGGTGGAAGCAAAGTCATTAATAATTTATTTGATAAGCTATTAACTCCACGACTACCAGTAGCTTGGAAAGGTGTCTTGATCCTAGCTCTAGTACCTGATGTTTGCTCTGGTATCAAGCTAGGTATCGTAAGCTTAGAAGATTCTTTTGCTTCTCTATCGTAGGTTGATCTACTACTAACAAGTGTTTCGTATCTACTTGCTGCTGTTGTACCTAATGTAGTGTATTCCATTTAAGAGTAATTTAAATCTCCAGTACTAGAAGTATTAGATAGTAAAGGTATCTGTAAAGATCTAGTACCTAATCGTCTTGGTGCTATAGCTCTAGCTGTCTTACCACCTGTAACTTTCCTACCTGTCTTTTTCTTTTTAGTTTTAGTAGTACCCATAGATCTATCGTCACTAATAGCAACCTTGGTTGCAGTCTTTTCTATAGGTGAATCAACTGGTTGTGGTGCTGGTAATGGTGGTGGGCTTGGCCTTCTTGAACACATAGTTAACGTCTCCCTCCTGACCTACTGCCAGACATTCTTGATTTACTCTTCATTCTAGCCTTTGCCATGCTTTGTGCTTTTTTTCTATTTGCAGATATATTAGCTTTTTGTTGTGCAGTTTTGTTTCCACCTCCACTTCTTGTAAGTTTTTGTACAGTTGTAAGGTTTGGATCTACATAAGTTCCTTCTTCTTTTTGTCTCTTTATCTTTAAACTTTCTGTTGCTTTGACTGTATCTTTAGCGTCATCAACTCCTGTCTGTGAACCACTTACAGTAACAGGTCTGTTTTGATACTCACTTTTTTGTGGAGTCATTCTCCCTACACTTCCTCCAAGACACATAACTAATTCTCCAAGACTCTGTTAGTTAGCATGGTTTCTTTTTGCCTTAGTTGCTGTTCAATTAAATAATCAACAACATACCTCTGCCCTGCACGATACCATACTTCTCGATCTGACAGCGACAGGTCTGGATGTCTGTTAGGAAACACACTATCTAAACTGTTTATAAGTTCGTCAGTAATTACTGGTAAATTCACAGAGATTAAAGTGTTATATCTATATTATATGTTATCCTGATGATAGCAAGGAGTGGTTAACTTGCTGCACGAAAAATGAAAAAGACTCTAGGTGAGTGGTTCCATCTAGGGTTTTTTTTATGGCTGCCAAAGTTTTACTTCACCTGTGCTGTAGTTGTAATCTCCCTCTCGTAGTATTCTTGTGAGTCTTGCATTGAGAATAGCATCAGCAATACTATAACCTTTCTTTGTATATGTCTCCTGTACCTTAGACCATAGTGCATCTCTAGTATCTGGAGTATTGGCTAGTGTCTTGGAAGCAGTAACCATACCCATACCTTTAAGACCTGCGATACCATCACCAGAGTCACCAGCTAGTGACATCTCAAACCAATGCCTGTCAGCTTTCTTCTCTGTGATATGTAAGATCTCATCTTCTTGTATTAACTTACAAGGTATAGTCTTCATGTCTTTATCAACAGAGACTATGATTGGATTTTTATACTGACCATTAGTAGCCAGCAACCCAAGCACATCATCTCCTTCTAAGTTTGGGTAAGCAGCAGATTCATATTCATTCTTTATTTTTTTAATAATACTTTTAAGTGCTAGTGGTTTCCGTTTACCTATCCTATTAAGTTTGTACTCAGGAAATATCTCATGTCGAAATGTAGGGTAAGAAGTAAAGCACATAACTACATCATGCTTGTCTTCTGCTATCTGTTTATATACTTCTAACCTGCTTTCAATCAGGTTCATAATATCTCTTTCATCAGAGTGAAGAGTATGTTGCCAATCATTCCATCTTGTATCTACTTCGCAAGCACAACAAGAAGAATAGACTAGCCAATCAGCATCAATTAATAAAGTCATAGTTCAGCAAAGTCATTTTCATATACGATTAATCGACCTGTCTTCTGGTCGTACAATAATTTATCTACCTCTCCTGTCATCCCTGTATGTCTAGACTTGAGTACCTTTAGCTGTAATCGCTGTCTCTCACTAGCATCCCCTGTCTGGTTTCTGGAAGCCGAGAGTACAACATCTGATAGTTGAAGTAGGCTGTGACTTCCTCTTAAGTCAGAGGTATCAACCTCCCTGCCCGACTCATGTGACTGTCCTTGTGGTCTTCGTAAGTGACTGACCAATACAAGAGCTATACCTGTGGCTTCACATAAACTTCTTAGCTTGGTCATTATTATATCTATTGCTTTACGCTCATTGTCTAACTCAAGACCAGATAAAACTATACTGATGTGGTCAAGGATTACTACCTGCACTCCATCAACTGTTGCCAAGTATCTGATCTGTTCTAGTAGTACATCAGGTTCAAGACTACCGAAATGATTGTATAAAAAAAGACTGCGACTTGACGTTAGTTTGTCAAACGCAGTCTTCAGCTTAATTTTATCTATGCCATCCTCATCTAAATGCAAAGGTACATTCATGTCAATACCAACCAGACCTTGAAGAGTTCTTTGTACTGATTCTTCTAGTCCTATATAACCTACCTTCAATCCTCTCTTAAGAAAGTGATGGCAAAATTCTCTACAGATTGTAGACTTACCTGCCCCACTTGCGGAAGCTACTGTGAATAGCTGGCTAGGAAATAAACCTCTAGTAAAATCATTTAGTTTTGGGAAAGGGAAATCTGTTATAGCTTTACTTGTTTCTTTAGTAAACAAATCCCAAGCATCAGCAGCATTGATTAAGCAATCAGGTCTTACTGGTCTAGCTTTCCATAATCTTTCTTGTACTATATTTCCTTCACCTTGAACAAGATGATCGTTAACATCATTACGATCTAGTCTTGCTATTGCAACCTTACCTTTAGGTAAGACTTCCATACATTTCTCTGCTGCTTTATTACCAGCATCATCATTATCAAAACATAAGACTATACGACAATAAGTATCTAACCATTTATAGTTGGCTGCTAAATACTTAGCTGCTGATTGTACTCCTGATGGAATAGAGATACAGGGAAACTTGTTACCTTGTATTTGAGATCCACTCATGCAATCAATCTCACCTTCAAAGCAACTAACAAAGACAGATCCATTACTGCCATGTTGTCTCCATAGATGCTGACCCCATAGTTGTACGTTAGACATCTCACCTATCCAGATAAACTTCTTATCTTGAAAGCGTATATGTTGTGCTACATCTCTACCTTTCTGGTCTTTATATGTAGCAA